GACAAACACTGGTGCTTTAACGTGGAAGGATGCAAAGCAGTGTCCGAAGGGAGACAGGTGCTTATGCTTGGCTAAATACTTAATCAGCTTCTCATCCCTGTCTTCCAACACTGGTATCTCTCCAGCCCAGTTGCCCATATGAATATCATAGGAGCCTATGGAATCACTCTTCTTACCGAAGGATACCCGTGCGGAATTAACCACGGACACATCACTGCCCATGTGTTCGATGTAAGTTGCTTTAATCATTTGTAGGCCTCATCTTAGGTCTGATTGATTTAGATACAGTATCAGTGACGATACATTGCCCCATCGACTCCTTATCGAATTTGTAGATGGGTTCGTAATAGTCGGGTAAGGCATCCCCACAGGCACGTTGCGAGGGGAATACCGTTTTGCTTTCAATAAAATGCCCATTAAGAGCGTAGGTCAGTACAAGAATAGTGAAGAACTCCATTACCAAGGTGGCTCCCCGTTCTCATCCAGCTCCGGCATCTTGAACGAAAAGTCTCGCTCAATCGTAGGCTGCTGTTCTTCTTCTACAGGTAGAATGCCCATCAGCCGGAGTTCGTGTTCCATGCCCATTGGTAAATCTTCCATTAAAGAACCCTCTCATATACACGTTGCTCCTTTGGGCTAGTCCACCTAGCACCAATCTTGAGAGAGTTTAGTTTGGCATTGGGCAACTGTGGCCCCATACATGCAAGGCGGTCTACTTTGTTACCGCGAGTGTCGTACACCTCTATGACTTTGTATTTTTGTGAATGATCTAGTTCTAACAGCGGGTTCTTCTCATAGTTGAGTTCCACTATAGGATACCTCTTTTCTTCATTGCATTGGCTGCTTCGATGTTGCCTTGCTTGGCATACACCACAAGCATACTAGGGTTCTTATGGCCTGTTAGTGCCATTAGCTCACGGTCAGTACACCCTGCGCGAGAGGCATGGGTAGTACCCGTCCTTCGCAAGTCGTTTAACCAAATAGATGTGTACTTTTGAGAGCCGTCCTCATTACGGTGACCCGCTATAGGAACTTCTGGCAGACCATAATCTTTAGCCAATCGCCTAAACGATTTGACTGCGCGGTCTTGGGTGTAAGGTTTACCTGTGCTTTCTTCGCGTAAAATGAAATTGTCATTGTTGCTGATACTATGCAACTCCAGACGCTTTCTTATGGATGGTGATATAGGAATAGACATACGAGTACCAGTCTTTTCCTGCGTAAACTCAAAGCAATCTGTATCTAAATCGATGTTGCTCCACTGTAGTTTGCGAACATCCACGACACGCTGACATAGCTCATACAGCAAGGTGATCATAGTACCCATGCTAGGTCTGCCATTCTCATCACAGAACTTGATCATACCAGTGATATGCTCATCAGGCCACAAGACTTCACGGTCAGGCAGCTTTGGTAGTTTTAGTAGGGAGAATGGGTTGCTCTTGGCCTTTCCAGACCGAAGAGCTTCATTCCATACTAGCTTCAACACCTTCACTGTGTGATTGGCTTTGTGTGTGGATACGTCAGACTGTATGTGTTGGTACAGTTTCTGGGCGTAGTTGTAGTCCACATTCGACACAAGCATTCTACGAAATGTTGTGTTGCTTACGACAACCTCAAGAACGTGTCTAAGATGACCAAGGTATGATCTCTTAGTGCTTTCGGCTTTGATGTTGATATAAGCATTAGATTGCTTGTAGGAGTTAACCATAGACTCTACTGATCGATCATCTACGGTGACTTCCACATGATCATTAGCCAACCATGCCTCATACTTACGCCGCCACTCGTAGCCACGCTCGTTAGCCTCAGTCTTAGTGTCATACGTCTCCCGAATTAACGCGGGAAACGCCTCAAGCAGTTTAGGGGTGGGTCTAACATCGTAGACCCGTTTGTTCTTGATATCTCGATACCGTACATAAGGAGCTTTAGCCATCATGCATTCACATACTGGCGGTTGTAGTTGATGCAATAGGAGATACCTATCTCATAGCCATCCACATCATGAGCGTAAGCAGCTTCTAAGGAACTTGCCACGGCCTGAACCTTCTCCACAACCATTTCTTCAGTGAAATTTTCATCGTATCCGAAGTTCATTGGAATGGCCGTCAGCACCTCTTTCCAGTGCTTATACTTGTGGCACTCTTTATCCTTTGGGTTAATCTTCTCATACCGATGCTCATAAACAAACACCACGGCATCGTTGTGATCCCAGACTTTTACTTTATAGGTTTTATCCGCAATCATACTGTTTCTCCTTTGCGTACATTGATACGAATAACAAAGTAGTTGGAGTCGGGGTGCAGAGCGACTTCGCTCTTGAGAACAACTGTGTCGCCAGCCTTAGCC